GGCCATGGGCATACACCGCACGACAGCGATGCGTCGGGCCAAAGCCGCCGGGCTCGACGGGCTTCTGAAAAGCACCAAGTACGTTTTTGGCAAGGCCGCCGGACCAATGCCGGCGCCAGAGCCGAGTGGAAGGGCTGCGTCGCACGATGCAGATGGCGGTGTCGAGTGTTGCGAGCTGCCGCATGAGGTCATGGTGACGCTTTATCGGAATGGGCTGTGGTGACTGCCGGACGCCCGACCATCTATACCGAAGAACTCGCCGACGAAGTGTGTCGTCGCATCAGTAGCGGCCGTGCCGTCGAGGACGTTTCGTTCGACGAGGACATGCCATGCTCGTGGACGATCTATCACTGGCGCAACACGAATGAGGATTTTTCACGGAAGTTTGCGCGTGCGAAGGAAGACCGCACCGAAGCATACACCGGCAGGCTGGTTGGATATGCCAAGATGGCCGAGGATAAGGACGGGCTCGACCCGACCCGGCTGGCAGTTGCCATCAACGCCATTGACAAGGCTGCTCGACTGCAGGCGCCGAAGAAGCTGGAGATTGCCGGCCCCAACGGCGGCGCGCAGCAGCATGAGCACAAGCACACCATGAGCGACGAGGCATCCGCCATGCTCGGCGAAGTACTCGGGAGCCTGCGCGGGCTCTGATGCCGCGCCTACTGGCCGAGGTCACGGACAGCTACAAGCGAGCCGTAGCGCTCGGCAGCCGCCCGTTGCTGCGGGAGTTGGCCAAGGCCGACCTGTTCTTTCTGCTCCTCATCGTTTGTCGCCGCGTCGACCTCGAGCACCAGTGGCTGCTGGAACGCTGCGACGAGGTGTGCCTCAAGCCGGACGGCTATCTTGACCTCTGGGCACGCGAGCACGGCAAGACGTCAATCATCTCGATCGGCAAGACCATCCAGGACATCCTCTGCAATCCCGAGATCACGATCGGCGTGTTCAGTCACACGAGGCCGATGGCCAAGGGCATCCTGCGCGCGGTCAAATACGAGTTCGAGAGCAACAAGATCCTGTTGGAGCTGTTCCCCGACATCCTGTGGGAGAACCCCAAGAAGGAAGCGCCCAAGTGGTCCGAGGACGACGGCATCATCGTCCAGCGCAAGGGCAACCCGAAAGAGAGCACGCTGGAGGCGTGGGGGCTCGTGGACGGCCAGCCGACCGGCAAGCATTTCAACCTGCTCTATGATGACATTGTGACGCAAGGCAACGCCGCCTCGCCAGACATGCGGGCGAAGACGCTCGCGGCTCTGGAACTCTCCTACAACCTAGGTGTCCGCGGCGGCTGGCGGCGCTTCGCTGGCACTCGTTACCACTACGCCGACGCCTACAAGACCCTCGTCGATCGCCAGACGGCTATACCGCGCATCTACCCGGCGGCGGATGAAGATGGCAGGCCAGTCCTGCTCGACCAGGAGACGCTGGACGACAAGCGGCGGGACATGGGGCCGTACACCTACAGCGCCCAGATGATGCTCGACCCGAAGCAGGACGGCTCAGTCGGGTTCAGGGAGGAGTGGTGGCGCGAGTGGACAGGTAATGTCACCGGCAATACCTACATCGTCGTCGACCCGGCGAACGCGAAGAAGAAGAAATCGGACTACACGGCGCTTTGGGTGATCACGGCGAGCGAGGATCAGAACTTTTACGTGCGGCACATCGTCCGCGACAGGCTCAACCTCTCCGAGCGCATTGACCTCGTGTTCGAGATGCACCGCGAATACCAGCCGCGCGGTGTCGGCTATGAGCAATACGGCATGCAGGCCGATATCGACGCCATCGAGATCGAGCAGAGGCGGCAGGGCTATCGTTTCAAGATCACGCCGGTTGGCGGACAGGTGGCGAAGTTCGACCGCATTTCGACCCTGATCCCGCTATTCGAGCAGGGTCGAATCTGGTTCCCGCCGCGCTGCACGATCCTGACGCGGGATGACGGCATGGTCGACATGGTGCAGCGGTTCCGCGATGACGAGTTTCTGGCGTGGCCCTATGCCGGGCATGAGGACATGCTCGACGGCTTGGCCCGCATTACAGACCCGGATCTGCAGATCAGGTGGCCGAACAAGCGATCGCAGTTGCGCCCGGTCATTGCGCCGTTCGTTCAATCCGCGTGGGGGTGAGATGGCCAGCCCTCCACGCCTACCCCTGCCGCCCGTCGACTACATCCTGATCTGGCGTCCCGCACAGCCCGGCGGCCCGTGGTGGTGGCGACTGGCGAAGCGTTGGCTCGACCAGGCGCATGGCCACATCACGCTCGTGTTTTTCGATGCGGGCGGCAATGCCTGGGTGGTAGTCGACCCGCTGTTCGGCGGTATCGAGATAGCCGCCCTGCCATCTGCTCTGACCGTGCGTCAGGTGCTTGCCTATTATCCCGACCGGACTGCTATGGCGTTCATGCCGCGCCGGACCCGCGACCACCGGGGGCATCGGACGCCAAGTCTCCTGACGTGTGTCGCGGTGGTGAAGTCGATAACCGGGATGGGCGGCTGGTCATGGACGCCGCTGCAGCTCTACCGCCAGATTGAGAGGATGACGGCCGATGGGCATGTCGAAGCCGAAGGTGGACAAGGAGGCCGAGCGTGCCCGCGAAGCGGAGAAGAAGTTGCAGGCCAAGGCCAAGGCTGATCTTGAGGCCAATCAGATGCGCCTCGACGATCAACGCAAGCGCCGCGGTGCCGGGCTCGGCGCGTTCACCAGAACCGGGGATCTCGGCATCCTCTCGCAAGTTCTCGGAGGCTGATCGATGAGCCTGCTCTACATCACGCCACTGACTATGGTCGGCCCTGACGGCTACCAGATGACGGGCAAGGATTGCGTGCCAGTGCTGGAGGTGAATGTCACGACGATCATCGTCGACTTCAGCAGCGCCGCAGCCGTCTCGACGATCTTGCCGCATGTGGCCGACGCCAGCGCGGCTCGGCTGTACCACATCTACGCCGACGCAGCGTGCCACATCAAAGGCCACGCGGCTGGCGACAACCTCAATTCCAAGGCCACGACCAGCCACATGCCGTTTGGTGCGGACGAATCGAGGTTCTATGCGCCGAGCGCCGACCTTGCCTACATCTCGGCCATCGCGGCGGCCTGATGCCAGTCTATAACGACGACGAGTTCAGACGGCTCTGCGACCGGGCCAAGACGGCCTGGACCGTCGCCGAGTACGAGCATTCGTCGCTGCGTGAGGTCTACCGCTACCTGTGGCCCGAGCGTTATCAGGAGATGGTCAGCGGTCCCGGCGCGGCGGGCAAGGGCAGCACATCAGGCGATAGGCCGCGCTTCGACCACCTCTTCGACCCGACTGGCATGCAGGCATTGGAGGACGGCGCGGCACAGGTGGCCGAGGTCGTGCACCCGTGGGATTCGCAGTGGGCGAGATGGGTTCCTCGGGCGGGCATCGAGGAGGACGTACAGCCGCAACTAGCGGATCTTGCGTCATCGTTCACGGCCAAATCCATGTCGGCCCTGTCACGCTCCAACTTCCACACAGAGGCCACGGCGTCGCATCGAGACTTCCTGATCGGCACCGGCTTCATGGCGCTGGAGATGGACACTCGCGAGCCGAATAGGGTCATGGCAACGTCGATCCCGGCCTATCGCATGGCGTGCGAATGCGACGCCGCCGGCCGGTGGACAGGGTTCTTCCGCAAGTATTCCCCGCGAGCGCGCGATCTGCCTGCCATGTTTGGGCGCGGTGCCACGTTCTCCGAGGCCGCTAACAAGGCCATGAAGGACGAGCCCGAAAGCCGGGTCGAAGTCGAGTATGGCTGGACTTGGGACCATGAAGGCAAGGCGTGGGCGTCGTGCGCGTGGGAGACGAACCAGAAGCACAAGATCGTCGAGGCCGAGCACCGGACATGCCCTATCATCGGCTATCGCGCATCGCGGACAGGCGGGCGGGCATGGGCCACAGGACCGGCGACTAGGGCCCTGCCAGATGTGAAGGTCGCAAACAAGGTCGTCGAGCTGATCCTGCAGAACGCGGCCATTGCCGTGACTGGCATGTGGCAGGCCGAGGACGATGGCGTTCTCAATCCGGCGGCCATTACGCTCAGGGCCGGCATCATCATTCCAAAGGCAAGCGGCAGCGATGGATTGCAGCCGCTTGAGGCGCCGGGCCGGTTCGATGTGAGCCAGATGGTGCTCGATGATCTGCGGCAGAACATCAAGCGGGCGCTCTATGTGACGCGCATCGCCGAGCGCGAAATGACGGCCGAGGAATACAGGGGCAGGCTGCAGCAGCAGATCCGCGAAATGCGGGGGATGTATGGCCAGCTACGCAATGAGTTCGTGTCGCCGGTCAACGCCCGCACGCTCGACCTTCTGGAGCAGATGGGCGAGATCGAGGCGGCCGAGTTCGATCAGCTCCTCGACGTGCAGATGACTGGCCCGATGGCGCAGGACGCCCAGATGGCCGAGGTCGAGCGCCTGCAGGGCTCGTTCGGCGTGGTTGCCGGCATGGTCGGGCCGGAACTGGCGATGGCGGCGCTCAACGCGCACGAGATGGTTCCGTGGGTGGCACGTCAGATGCACGTCAAGTCGTCCATGTGGAAGTCGAAAGAGGAAATCCAGCAGTTCGGCGCCCAGGTGCAGCAGCTTGCGGCGCAGATGTTGGCGCAGCAGATGGCCAGTCAGGGCGCTGTGCAGCAGGGCGGGGGTGCTCCGGGTGGCTGATGACGGCTGGTCTGCGTTTGACGAGGCACAGAAGCCGACTGAGCCGGATAACGAGATGGCTCGTGCGTTTCGCCGCTGCTTCGCCAGCGTCGACGGCGACCGGGTGCTCTCGCATCTGCGGGATATGACGGTAGGCTCGGCTCTGCCACCAACCGCGACGGATGCCATGCTTCGGCACGTCGAGGGGCAGCGCTGCCTTGTGAAGTACATCGGGCGAATGATCGAAAGGGGTAGTCAGTGAGTGAAGAGGCAACCACGACGACAACCGAGACGGCGGCTGCGCCGGAACGGCCATCGTTCTTGCCGGAAAAGTTCTGGGATGCCGATGCGGGTCAGCCTCGCGTCGAGGATCTGAGCAAGTCCTACGCGGAGTTGCAGTCGGCGTTCGGCAGGCGCTTGGGCGATCTGTCCGCCGATGCGAGGCGCAAGCTGGCCGAGGCTGTGCCCGACGAAATGCGTGCGACGTGGGGCGAGGAGATCAAGGCCAAGCTGGTCGAGGATGAGGAGTTCCTGGCGCCGCTGCGCGAGAAGTGGGCCGAAAGCCTGCCCAAGGCGCCCGAGGCATACGATTTCGAGACGATCAAGCTGCCGGACGGTCTGGCGCTTGACCTGGAGCACCCGGTTGTCGCCAAGGCGGCGGAGATGGCGAAAGAGTGGGGACTGTCGCAGGAGCGGTTCGCCGAGCTTGTGGCCCTTGGCGCCGAGCTGTCGCCGCCGCCGGCCTCGCTCGAGGATCGCATGGCCGCTGTCGGCCCGGACTTCGTGAACCGCGCCACGGCTGCCGTGAACCGTGCCAAAGCCGCCGCTGGCGATGATCCGAAGGCGCGCGCGGCAGTGGACGCGGTGCTGTCCGAGTTGCAGTCGCCCGAAGCGTTCCGTGGCCTGGAGGTGCTGCTGTCCACTCGCGCCGAGCGGCGCATGCCAGACGAAACGGCGCAGGCGCAGCCGGCTGTCACGCTGGAGTCGCTGCGGGAAATTCAGGCGCGGCCCGAATACAGCCAGCGTCCCGATTGGCAGGCGCAAGTCAGGGCAGGGTTCATGAAGCTGTA